CATTCCACCCTTTGGATCTGGCAACCAAGTTAAAGCTGATAGGTGTTTAGGCATTGGAGTTTTAGTATCAACATTCCATTCAGAACATTGACGAATACCAACTCCAAAAAATAATCTATCCCATTGAACCTGATAATTAATCATATCCATTTCCATTTCATCATAATCAAATTTAGCAGTATTTTGGATATTGTTTGCGTGCGAAGTATCTCCAACTTCACGGCCCTCAAAAGAAACGTTCATCTCATCTGAATAATAAACAGCAAGCATAGTAGTCATAACGTTGAAGATAGAAGTATCTCCAACCTTATCTTTTTGCTTACGTTGGTTATTATAAAGCTTGAAACGTTCTCTAAAAGTTTCACGTTTTTCTTTTACGTAGTCTTTAGCTATTCTAACTTCTTCTTTAATCTGACAAATAGCTTCTTCGTAATTGATATTTATTTCTGTTGGCATTTCACCTTCAGTTTTTTGTTTATCATCATTCATAAATTTATATTTAAGATTAAATTAGTTTTGTTGCGGAGAAGGGATTTGAACCCTCAACCTCCAGAATTATTTACAAATTTAATAAAATGTTGTTAATTCCAATTTAATTTATTTATTATTTTTCCAATAACACTTCTACTAACGCCGAATTCTTTAGACAAACATCTAATACTTTTATTATTTTTATGTTTAAATCTTATTAAATCGACATCTCTTTTCTTTAATTTACTTCGACCATTGTTTTCTCCTTTAGCTAACAAATTGTTTTCTTTTGCGTGCTTAAGATTTTCTGTTATAGTAATAAATTCCAAATTATCAACACAATTATTTAATTTATTACCATTTTTATGATTAACAGTTAAATCACTTTTGGCTATAAAAGTTTTTGCTACTAATCTATGAACGCTTAGACTTTTGTATTTTCCATCTAAGCATAAATTTATATATTTATAGCCTTTTTTATTAACTCTTGGTTTTAATATTCTTGGAAGATTATATTTATAACTTCTAATTCTTCCGAAAGAAGACACTTGATATACTCCTTTATATCCGTCTATGTTTCTCCATAGTTCTTTCATATTTTTTTGAACATTTTATTAAATTGTAAAAGTTCTGACGAGCTGCCTTTGCTCTACTCCGCTTTAGTATGGATCATCGTCAATATTTCCAGCGACAAAACTTTGCGGAATATAACTATCTCTTTCAAACGGATCATCTTGTGGAGAGTGATGAATAGTCGCTTTTTCTTCACCGGCTAAAGGAATAACAATTATATCAGCTCCATAAGCTTCAGCGTCTGATAGATCATCGTGCTTAGCTGAAGGGAAATCATATAGCTCATTCAATAAATCCATTGTATCTCCGACTGGTTTGAAATATCCTTTTTCGTCTATATGGCCAACAGATATAATCTTCCCGACTTCATAAAATCCTTGTAAAGCACCCAAGATTCTATTTTCCTTTGATCTTCCCATTGGTTTTAATTCTTCTAAAACTGGATAAATATTTAACTCTCTTTTTTTGGAATCAATAAGTGGCAGTATCTGATCGCTAAAAGCTTTTTTCTCAACACCAATTTTTATAAGTCCATATCTAGACCATTTAGACCAGACTTCAAATATCAAATCTATAAGTCCGTTTATATTTCTCTTTTCTCGGCGAACGTCTAGTCTGAATCTAGCACCATTGGGAGCGACAGCTAGAACAACAACGGCAGTCCAGTCAGCATTAACGGTAGTTGCGTCAGCGGCGTCAATCATAGCATAAACATTTAAAGTTGTTCTCTGTCTTAACTTTTCAAATTCAGCCATTGTGATTCTATGAGTTGGGACCTTATAAGATTCACTAGGATTATCTGGTTTTGGTATTATTTCCCAGAGCCATTCAAATTTAAACTTTCTATCTTCGTCTGATATTGGATTGTTTAAATATTCTTGTGCGTAAGCATTTGTAGATTGTCCACTTGACATCATATCTTTTCTTTTAGCAATTAAACGTTCTCTACTCCAACGAGTTGGCCATAAAAAGCTATCTTCAGGAGCAGTTGCTGGATCACTTCCAGCGTGAGCAGAATATATCTTGCCGTTATGATTTATAATTAAATTATTTAATAAACTATCTTGATGTAAAATTGTTCCAAAAACTTTTATAGTTCCATCAATATCAACAGCTGGTTGGATTCCTTTGTTATAATTATCTTCATATTTTCTCCTTTGTTCTGGATTGCTAACGTGTTCATCTTCTTCGATATCATCACAAATAATTCTTGTCGGACGCCATTGTCTAGTCTTAAGTCCACGAACAGAAGAATTAAATCCTTTGCCACGAATACGAACTCCGTTGATCATAATATCTCCCTTTGCTTCTGGATTTCTAGGCATTCTAAGATTAATCATTATGCTATCCCATTTTTTATTTACCAACTCTCCGTAAACGCTTATAATCTTTTCGTTATCAACAAATTCATCGTGAATACCTTTGATAACTTCGGCAGCTTCAGTAAAAGTTTTTTCAATAATAACTATAAATCTATCCAATTCATTGACGGCAGAGAACATACAACAAGTTTGTAAAATGGTTGTCTTAGAAAAACCACGAGGAGCAGCAGTATATTCATTCTGATTTGAAAAGAACTTTCTTATTAAATCTCTATGGAATTCAGGTGATTCGTTTATAAAATAATGCGATAAGAAGAAATGCCCCCAGAGTAAAACCTTATCAATCATCTCATCTTCAGTTTCCCAAGTTTTGAAAAAGTATTTCAGTAAGTCAAATCTTTGAGCTTTTAAAATAGCAAATAGTTTTCTTTCAATTCCGTCAGTTTTAAACATATCTTGATTATATTATAACACAAAAAAGCATAGAATAAAACTATGCTTTGTAGATACTCCAGTCAGATAAGAAAAGATCAGTATTACTTAGAGAATATGGATATGCTTGTCCGTCTTTTGGAACAGCATATAAATAAGCTCTTTTCATTTTGCTTTTCTCATCTGGTTTTTGTAGAGCAATATATTTAATATCACTCCAAGAAGCACGACAGACGTTTTCACCAGCCCTTAAAAGATAAAGTGCGTCGCTAAACGTTAGGCTCTGGCTCGACTTCAATTGTGCTATCAGTTCTTGATTTACCATAAAATTTTTGTTCTAAATTATTAATGATTATATTTATTTCTTGTTGAGGTAATGTTTGAGGCGGTTGAAATTCTGATTGTCTATCGTCGTCTTTTTTAAAGTCAGCTATAAACTCTAAGAATAATCTAATAGCTCTTTCGTTGCCGGAAATACTCTCGTTCTTTAAAGCGTATAAAACATCTGGAAGATCATCAAAATAATATTGCTTAATGAATTGTTTTCTCGCCTCGTTAAATCTAGGATCTCTAAGCCAATAATAATATATATCTTGACTTATTCCAAGCTCACCACAAATTTCCTGTCTGCTTGGACGTAGAGCTTTTGGCAACATCGTATAAGTTAAAAGTCTTAAATGCCATTTCTCAAGTCCGTGCTTTTCTATCAGGTTTTCTAGTGGTTTCATTATCATTTTTCTGTTGTTGACTGCTAAGAAGCCCATAATTTATTGATATTAAATCTTCATCTTTTATTTTCTCGGTTATAATAACTTCAACACGTGGCCGTTCTTTTTCAACTCGAAGTCTTCGGCCGTCATCATCGACAAATTCCGTGTTATCGTCTTTAATCATTTTTAAATAAACAAGTGCGTCGATAACACCTTTACACATTGCTTCGTAATTATCGCCGTCACGTTGGCGACTGGTTTCAAAAAATAGTTTAAAGAACACTCCAATTTTCCCTTTAAACTTACAAGGCAAATCTCCAGAATTAATCTTTTCATTCAAGATCGTATAAGCTAATTTTTGCCATTTATGTTTAAGTCCGACGATATCTCCGTCACGTTTTCCGTAAGTAGCAACTTGATTTATACTATCCGGAGAAACTGGAATAATAATTTTATATTTATTTTTTTCCATTTTAATAATCAGTTAATCCTTTTTTTCTTCTAAGTTCCATAATCTTTTGACGTCTAACTTTTGCTTCAGCTTCAGTCAGAAATCTTTCGCCCGGTTTTAAGCTATCTTTGATATCTCCGCTGATATCTTTAAAAGCATTTTCATCTTGAGGAATATCTTTTTCCTCAACGATATCTCTCATTTTTGGAGCAGATTTAGCGACTTCTATACCGACTTGAACAATGTCTAAGATGTCTTGAGGCATTGGTCTAACTAGTTCTTTTTTTATGTCTTCAGGCTCTAGGAGTTTTTTTTTTCTTGGTTTGGCATTTCAATAGCAACTCCGTCTTCTTGCTTTGGTTCTTCTTTTGGTTGATCATCAGCTGGTAAAGATTCAACATAATTTTTTA